CACCCAATTCGGCACGCACCATCGGGTCCTGAAGTTTTTGGGCGGTACTCTTACCGCCACTCATCACACCACGAAACTCGGGGGCACGACGAGCCGACTTCTCCGCATACATAGAACGACCAGCAATACTACCCATTTTTTTGCCAGACACTTTATCGCCCTCAGATTCCAAAAAACGAATCTTTTGCCTCATACCCATACGGTCCCAATCATCCTTTGAGATGCTGCGAGGACGCTTCAGATTCTTTGGACGGGGTGCCATAATTATCTCCTAGAGGTTGCAGCCAATATGGCTGCATATTGCGCTAATGGGTCATTCGTCAAACCGCCAACAGAGGCGGTTTGTTTTCTGCCAACCTTGGGAGGTTGAACACCTTTTTCCGTCATTACCTTTTGACCAACACGCAAAGCAGTCTTGGCTAACTTTGGACCCTTCAACAAGGCACCAGCCAAAGCCAAACTACCCAAATGTCCACGGTCAGGACCCTTCTCCCACAAACGGCGAGTTTCCTCAGCAGTCAAAACAGGCAAAGGATTACCCCAATCATACAAATCAGTCCCCAAATTGTTTGGCTTACCAAAATCCCGAACATCAAAATACTTCAGACTAGAACTATTTATAGCCTGACCCATCGCTTCCTGAGGGTTGTTGGTTGGGCGGGTGGCGGAACCAAGCATTGCTGACGCATACGCCAACAGGTCATCCAACGACAAACCTTCAGGCTTCTTGGGACTCCGAGCCACTATTTTCCGTCCCAACGCTTCCCAGACTTACGCATAATTTCCATATGCTTATCAGCCATCCGTTTTGTCTTTGCCATCTCACGACGCTTCGTGGACGAACGGGCTAGTTGGCTGCCAAGTTTCTTGGCTGCCTGCGCACCAAATTTAGCGGCATCATCAGCAAACCCTTTGGGGCGAGCCAAACCAGTAATAGCAGGCTTCTTACCCATAATTAATAGTTTCTTGTTCGTTTACTCGGACCAGCCGTTGGCTTGCGTTTCGGCATCTTCCTGCGACTGGGTGGCGTTGGGTTCTTTGGTTTTGGACGGCGAGGCAAAATTGCTTCATCACGGTCATAAGGCGCATTTTCCCTAGGACGACGAGGACCCGCAGGCTTCGGCTTCGGGCGGTTGGGCATTGGTGTTGGCGTTAGACGGGGCTTAGGCTTTGGCTTCGGCTTCGCAGGCATTGGTGTAGGGCGACGACGAGGACGATTCTGCTCATCATCAAACTTACTCATCATCTTGTATTTCTTGCGAGGTCCCATCTTTTTCCTACCCATAACGGCATTAATGATGTCGGACAAATCTTGTTTCTTAGCCATTGTATTCTGCTATTTCTTTTTCGGAACTCGCCGCTTGGACTTGGGGCGCAAAACCTTAACCGCAGCCTTATTTCCAGCCTGACCCTGTTTGCGACCAATTTCAACCTCAGCGTTCCAAGCAGCGTTAGCACGCTTGTTGAACTCTTTTCTTGGCGCACGACCAGTTTCCATATTCTTGAAAAATCTATCGTGAGGTCCAAAAGAATCCCCGTAAGTTCGGGCATACTTATCTTGCTTTTTATAATACATATTCAATTTGGCACCAGCAAGTTTGGCTTTCGGTGTTTTTCCAACAGTCGCCGCCACAACCTTATTGGTTCGTTTTGTGCCCTTCAGTGGAGGAACACCAACTCTTTTATCAATAATTTTTTCCAAACCAGTTTTTTCGTAAGAATTAGCCCAACCAATACCACGAGCATAACGCTTAATATGTTGAATTTCAGCCTTTTTAATTTTCTTTGCACCCTGTTTTGCCACCCATTTACCCAAATCATCCAAGGGAGACTTCGGGTTACGCCCACCAGAAACCGAAGGACGACCAGAAATCTCAATTGCTGGTTTACGACCCTTAGCCATAATTAACGAAGAAACCCTTTCGGTGAGTAATCCTTATAGCCGCTCGCACGCACTTTTGAGCGGCGACGGGCACCTTTAGCAGCCTTACGGACATTACCCTGATATCCAGCCGCTTGATTTCTTGCCGCCCTAGCCTTTGCCATTCCAACATTCATTTTTTTATCGTCGCCTTTTCTGTATGCCCTTTCAGCAGCATCCCGATAAGATTCGCTACGCTTGGCAGCAGTTGCGTTGCTGAGGTCCAAAGCCTTACGACCAACTATTTCCTTTTTCGGTTGTTTGCTTCTGCGAATAGCACGACCCGTAGGCGTGTCCGCTGAAAACCTAGTGTATGTTTTCATTCTTGTTGGCGACAAGGTTTTCTTGGCAACAGCCTTTGCAGCCTTTTGGACAACAGGACGAACAATGTCATCCAAAAAACCCTCTGGACGGGCAAGCCCGCCTATTGCTGGTTTACGACCTTTAGCCATTATTAGTAGCCTTTCCCAATACCTTTTGGTTTGCCCTGCGGAAATCCGCCAGTCTTTTTCTTTGGCGACCCCGTAGTGGTTGCAGTTGTGGATTTCGGCTTCTTGGAAGCAGCATACGCTGCACGCCCCTCGGCACGCAAACGCTGTTCACGCTTACCACGCTCGCCAGCAGCCGACAACTTGCCGCCTTTGGCGGTCACATATTTGCGGACCGATTTGCGCTGCTCAAACTTCTCACGACCCTCAGCACGCAACTTCATTTCACGCTTACTGCGTGAACCAGCAGCACTAGGAGTTACGCCCTTCTTAGCCAGATAGGCGGCGACAGCAGCACGCTTCTTGCCGCCACGCTTTGGCTTATCGCCCATAAACCCGTTATCCAAAACAGCATAATACTGAGGCATATAATTACCTTACTTTCTTCCCACGATTTTGGGAAATCTGTTGCGCCCGCCACTTACGGTAAAATTCAACCAAAATTTGGCGAGCAATTTTCGTGTTCGTCGGATTCAACACCCCACGGTCACCTTCATCCAAAGCACCCAACTGACCCTTGACGAACTCGCCTTGCGTTTCACCCATTTGAGGCTGCGGAATATCCCTCAACACTTCTTTTGGGGTAATCGTTTTCTGGTTACCGTCTTTGTCTTTGTTTACGACTTTGCGGTAAGCATTAGCAGCAGCAATACCAGCGGGAGAATATGAGAATTCTTTTCCGTTTACTTTGGGCATAATGCTTCCTTCTGTTTATACGGGTGGGGGCTTACGCCCCCACCCGACTCACATCCCTAATTGCTTATGAGCGGTAAATGCTCACCGTGTTTGCTGCAGTGAACACCGCAACATACGACGCCGATGACGCTGCTGCAACCGAAAAGGTTGCTGCTGCACCAACAAGGGTCACACCCGAAGCACCAGCAGTCACCACGACTGGGTGCGTTGCTGCGGCAACATTGACAACGGTGAATTGGTAACTTGAACCAACACCTTCGTCTGTGAACGCTGCGCCAAGTTCCGCACCAGTTGGTGTGGTCAAGGTACGGCTTGCCGTTGGGGTCATTGTGTATAGTGTCCGTGCTGCACCAGCAAGAGTTGCTGCTGCTTGTACGGTAGCAGCATCAGAAGCGGCAACAACAGTTACCTTTTCCTCTTTTGCCGCCCAAGTCTCCAGACGCTTGCGTGTTACGGCTCCGTCTGTGTCATTTGATACTAATGGCATTGTAATCTCTTTTCTTTGTTGTTGAACTTGCGGTGAGGGGACTTTCGTCCCCCCACTGCAATATGGTTATTGTTCTAAAACCTAGGCGGTCTTAGCGGTCAGTTTGCCTTGCTTCTTTGCGTTACGGCAAGTTAGGTTGCCGTAGCACATAATGAGCGCATAACGGGCATCCACATCCTCAGGGGATACGAACGCTGTTTGTGCAAACCACTTACCTGAGTGACCCACCAAAGTGAGGTACTTGCTGTTCAAGAAATACACGACACCAGCGGTGCAGTGAACATCGTAAACAACTGGAGCAGCCTTGTAAAGCAGGTTCTGGAAACCAGCATCTGCAGTCTTGGTGTCGGTGTAACGAAGGTTTGGAACCAACAGTGCTTCGTACTTCTCAAACAGGGTTTGAGTCGTGAGAATCATATCTGGGTGGTCGTTGCCAACCGATACGGTGTTGTAGGCGGTTGCCATTTGTGCGAGAGTCAAAGCGGTTGCCGTGTTCTCCTCGTACGAACGCCAATATTCGTTGCCAGAGGTTGCACGGTTGATACCACCAACGGTGCCCGATGCTTCAACGATGTTGCCCAGACCGTTCCAGTCTTTGCCACTGTTGCCAGTGCCATCAGCGAAGAACATTTGGTTGAAACCTTCACGCAGCGATTCCTCAGCCTGCATAATTTTGGCTTCCAACAGGTTAATGATTTCCTGTTCACCGTTGTTCTTGGCTTCTTCAATGCCCGAGATTGAGATGGATGCAGCGTACTGCTTCCAGTCGTACTCTGCGGCAGTGATGCCTGACTGCGGTGCCAGTGACAGCGAATCGTAGCCACTGTACGAGGCAACCGTGCTGTTCTGACCGTAAATCAACGGCTCAACAATCTTGGTTCCGCCGTTAAGCATACGGATGCGACCTTTGTCTTGCAGGAAATATGTCAGCGGGCGAGCCGTGAACACATTGTCCGTGAGTTGGTCACGGTAGTTAGCGAGCGTTGTTGAAAGCAACGCATCAAAATTTGGGTTGGACACTTTATCCTCCTAGGATGAAGTTAGTAGTTGATAGAATTAATTTGCGCCTAATTGACGCTTGGCGGCAGCCCACGCATCAGCCACGCTGCCAATAGATGTCGCCACTTCGCTGGTAGCGGACGCACTAGGGTTAGAACCACCAGAAACAACACCAGCCTGCCGCTTTGCAGCAACAATCTGGGACTCTGCTTCCTGTTTCTTCTTCTGTGCTTCCGATTCCAAACGCTGACGGTCAAACATTTTGTCAAACATAATCTGCTTGTAGCGTCCCTTAAGGTCGGTTGAGCCGAGACGAAGTGCAGTATTAACCACTTCGGCTACATTAAAATCCGCATACTTGCTTTGCAACGATGCAAGTTCCCGTTCAATCTGCTGTTGAGACTGATACTCCTCAAAAGAGGAAACTCTCTTTTCCATCTCACGGAACTTTTGGTCCACTGGGTCCAAAGGCTCATCGCCTTCAGATTCATTAACCATATCAACAGCCTGCTGACGACTGATACCATAATGCCTAGAAAGTAGGTCAATAGTAGCCTCAGGGTTACGCTCCAACGCCGACTGTAAAGCAGAAGCAAATTCAATCTCTTGTCTTTGTTCGCTTAACTCTTGCGTTTTACGAGTGTAGTCTGCTTGCCGTTGATATCCGCTTAACGCTTCAGAAAGTGGAACTTGTAGTTCCTCACCGCCCACCTTAACTGGTACGACATAATCGGCGTACTGGTCAATTGGCAGAACCTGTGATTCTGTTGCTGCTACCGCCCCCGCATCTGTGGTTGCACCAACTTCGGTGTCCGCTGCTGACGATACTGCGAATTCTTCGCTCATTTTATTTCTCCCAGAGTCCTAGATGGTTGCTCTACCCATTAAGTAGGCTGTTCCCTAGGGGAAAACTATATTTGCATCCCCTGCTCAAAACCAGCCATACCCGCCTCAGCCTGCTGAGGCACTGTCGGATTCTCAGGCGGAATCGGCACCCCCTCAGGCATAGACAAACCAGCAGACTGCCCCTCGGGTGAAGGTGGGGGAGGAGCAGCCTGCATAAACTGCTCAGGGTTCTTAACCCCGAAACCATACTGCAACACATAACTAGCCATCTTGCCCATATCCACAACCCCAGCAGCAGCAAACGGAGCCATAGCATCTACAATCTGGAGGGCTTGCTGGCGACGGAACGACTCATTCACAGGCTGCGTAGAACCGCCCACAACCTCAAAGTCAAAATCGCCAGCCAAATAGTCACGGTCATACTTAATCCAAACAGGGTCACCATTCTTGGAAATAATACGGGCAACCTGCTCACCAGTCATAAACTGTTGAGCCAACTTCAACAAACGCCCACCTGTCTCCGCCATAGCACGCTCAACCGTAGCCAACTTATCGGAAGTACGGGCATTAGCCGCATCCTGCATCAAAGCCGACTCCGTAGCAGTACGGCGTATCTCCGATACGCCACCACGCATAAACTCCGACACACCAGAAACACGGTCAATATCACCCAAAATCAAATCCGACTGATTATAAAACTCAGGCGGGCTAATTATGGCAGGCATCGGCGAAATCACATTACCAATAGCCTCATCTCCAACCACAGGAACCATCACATTGTCATCATCCGACTCCAAAGCCGTACGACCCAACTGGTCAAACGCCGACTCCTTGTATAGCCATTTGCGTGCAAAACGCTTACGATGATTCATCATCTGCGTACGAGTCTCATTCAACTCCTTCTGCAGCGGCTCAATAGCCTCCAGTTCACCAATCGGATAAAACTGGTCGGGCACATCATAATCCCGCAGCATCACAAACGGATGACCAAACGAATATGGCATCGGCATCGGCTTCACCAAGAACTGGTCACCACCCTCAGCGAACACACACATCGTACGACCCTTAATGTCGTAATACTCCCAAATCTCAGCGTATCCAACATCCTTGTCACGAATCTTACGCTGGCTCGGGTCATCCGCATAACGGCTAACCGCCATCGTCCCAACATTCTCCCTAGCGGAACGATTATAACGCTTATCGGACTTCACCTCAGCAATGGGGCGACGAATTCGTTGAGCAATCCAACGAATATCCTTCATAGAAGTAGAATCAGGGTCCACAAACACATCGTAACAAGACACACGCTCAGCAAACGGAGAATCCTCCAAAACCACCGTCTGAGGTGTTACCTCATTGTTTTCAACATCCTCTGAGTCGTCCTCGCCATCAAGGTAAACTTCCTGCTCCACATACCTGTAGCCGACTTTCATCCAACCGTGACCGAATATAATCATATCCCGAACAGCGGACTTGAATTCTTCTTTAATGTTGTGTTTACGCCACCAATAGTTCACTACCGCCTCAGCAATAACTGCTTCGGCAGCCTGCTCAGGTTTAGTCGCATTAACAGTAATCTTCGGATAGTTCACCGAAACGCTGGGGACAATAACATTGACCGTTGAAAAGCAGATGTTTACCAGTAGGCGGTCAGCGTCACTGTAATACTCGTAGTGGCGACCACGATACAGGTCGGACATACGCTTCCAAATCTGGTCAAAGCCTTCTTCTTTGCGCCACCGTTTGGAGGTTTCCAAACTTTTACGGTAATGCGTCAAACGCTCGCTGTTGGACTTTTTAGCCATTATTTGCCCCTGCCCTTATGCCATCCGATATGTTCATCCAATTTTGTTGCCACCCCATCCACCTTGTCTGCGACTCTTTCCAATAGGGCACGCCCTTCGGCGTGCTGGTCACTGTTTTCCTTGCGTAACTTCTGAAGAACCACAACAGCAGGACCCGAAATGATGGCAACGACAACAGGAATCCAAATAGGTTCCATACATTAAACCCAGCGAGTCCCAACGGGTTCAGGATTATAGCCATTGATTTTGGCATCCTGAACAATTTGCTGCTGACGCTCACGAATCGTAGGACCGTGAAAGTCCTCCTGACCATAAGTAAAACCCAAACGAACCGTTTTGATGTGGCAACCAAAGCAAACAGACCCACGCCGAGGCAGTTCTTCCACCTCAAAGTCTTTTTTGCATTGGTTACAGACAAGATTCATACAAATATGAGGCTGTTGTTCCCCAAAAACTAGAAACGGGAAGCAGTTCTCACATTATGCGCACATAACGGGACTTTTTGCACCGTTTGCACCCCCATAATGTGACCTTCCCACCAAGCCAAACTGTTACGGGGAACAATGTTCGGATTCTGATACTCAGGCAACCAAACATACTTCAACATCTGATTAGCGATAGCCAAACTGATAGTGCGGTCATCGTATGGGCTGCCAGTCATACGACCATTGGATTTGCGAACAAATGTTCGCAACTCCGCAATCGTTTTACTGCACACAAGCACAATGTCCTCATTGCGGATAGCGGCGACAAGTTCATCAACCATCAACGGCTTAGAAGTTGTCGTCGTACGCCAACCCAACTGCTCTGTGGCTTCCGAACGAATATTACCCAACTTGCGAGTCCTGTAAAGATTTCGGTAACCAACACGCTGAGCAGCCTTGACAGTGGTTAGACCGTGGTTGTTGTTTTCCACACCCAACAAAGCCCCATTATACCACCAACCCAACTCCGCTAACGCTTCACCAAACAAATCGGGTTCAATATGTCCGTGCCAATGGGCAACCACATTACCGTCTTTGGCGTTTATAATATGGGCAGAACTATAATCGCCGTGCTGTAATCCTTCGGCGACATCGCCGCCAATCACATAAACGCCATCAGGTTGCGGAAACTCCCAAACAGACAACTCTCCCTCATCGCTGGGTATAAACGAGGCTGACCCATCGGAAGCCTCATAGAAATAGCCTACATCAGCCTCAACGGGCACAATAGAGTTCAACAAATCAATATCAAACACAGGGTTACCTGATTTTATGAACGCTTCATCTGGGCTGCGTGGGTATTCTTGGTGCAGTTGCCATTGCGCCATATTGCGTGACTTATCGGTGTACCAGTCCTCGTTGCGTTCACCGTCCGCATCCCACGGATAGAAGATGCCAACAAACTTGTTGGCACCAGTTTGCGAACCGACCCACAACTGGTGAAAGAAGTTGCCTGACCCGTTGGCGGTAGACAACCCCATCACACGACCACCAATGTCCGCAATAGGCTCAATGGAAGCCCACGCTTCCTCAGGGTTCGGCAAGAACGCCCACTCGTCCACGAACACCGCATACACTGATTCACCACGAGCAGGGTCGCTGCCCGATGGCAGCGACTCAATAGCCGACTCGTTGTCAAACACCATCTTCAACTGATGGTCCGTAGTCTGAGTCGGACCTTTGGAACGCATCCAGAACGGCAAAAACTTGTAACCGTACTTAGACTTAGACAACAACTTCATTGCCTCACGCTCCGTACGGGACAACATAATCACAAACCTGTCAGCAAAAAAGTATGCCATCCAAAAAGCATACGCTGCAGCCAAAGTAGAAAAACCAATCTGGCGAGCCTTCAGGACCACCGTGTATCGTTCACTCATCCAAGTACGCACAGTCTCAACCTGTGCGGGACGCAACACAAACTTTATACGCCCTTTAGACGGATGCTTGATGTACCAATAATTTTCACAAAAATATGTAAACGCAGCCAACTGCTGCTCAATATCATCCGTTTCGCTGCCACGGCATAAACGCCACTCCTTTTCGTTTAACAGTTCACCAATAGCCATCAAACCCTCCACGGGTGCCAACCGTCACCATTATGCTCCAAACTGTAATCAAAAATAGCCTTAGCAGCCGCAACATTCAACAACGGATTAAACAAATCATCACAATCATCAACAACGCCCTGATGCTGCAACCAACCCTCAGGAAAATATCGGGAAGGCTTACACCAAAACTTGTTAATCTGCATTAAGCCAATACTGCCACCGTTGGGGTCCTTAGAGTTAAAAGCCGTATAAATACACCTAGATTCACGGTGCATAACACTGTGGAGTTTGTTGCGTTCCATTTTCGGGAAGTTCACATACGCAACCAGTGACGAATACTCGGGACAATGTTGGGGTCGCCTAGTTTCAGGATTGCCCATCGGTGTCACCGCCAAAATGGCAGCAAGAATAAGTTTCATCATTCCTCCAGTATAACACAACCCGCTAGGGTTGTGTCACTTTGAGTTAGTGGGAACCCCGACCAAACGCTGGGTCACTTGAATTAACCCAACGCAAAATAGGTGGAAGCAACGCAGCAACAGCAGCCTTCGCCAAATCATCAGGCGCATAATTGCCTGTGGCAGCAACAGCCACAACGGCACCGACAACGCTACGAGCGTACGACGCTAGGGCGGCTTGGTGTTTACAGTTCAGTTTCATTTGATGTCACGCTTTCAGGCTTGGGTGGTGGTGGTGGCAGAATCACTTTGCCGTTCTCCACTTCCCAACCG